GAGTGCCACGAACATCATAATCCCATATACTAAATCTTGGTCTTGACATAATACCATATCTTAGAGCATCATACAAGTGGTCTTCTGAGTGTGTATCTACATCTTCTGGGTTCTTTTTATCCAGAGGTATTGCAGGTAATTGTGATATTGTTTCTCTACAAGTGTCAAAGAATACTAGCCTTGGTTCTTCTGTAAAATCATCTACCTGTAAACGTCTATGTATTTCATTCTTACCTGCTACACGTGAGCCTTTACTTCTATCCGATGGACGCCAACGACATCCACGCATAATCATTTGTTCTGCCAAAGAAGGGCCAGTATCACCACGTTTATGCCACAAAGAACTATCAAGAACCCCGTAACGCATGTTACCATCGCCAGCCTCTTCCTCAAGCACCATGTCAGCTAAGTCAACTGCAAGAACCTTTGATACATATAACTCTCTGTATACTACCAACTGTTCACTAGGACTAACTGCAAACCAAAGTACACCTGTATAACTTCCATATCCATAGTCACAGGCTCTAAACTTTACCCAGTTACTAGGAATAACAAAGGGTTCAACTACGTGTATACTTCTGTTAAACTCTGTAAAGGCTGCACCTTCTTTAATATCCCAATCACCATCTAGTAACTGTCTTCGTTGTTGTTCTGGTAACGATAAAAGCATTGCTTCGTAGTCACCTTGTTGTGCTAAGTAAGGATTGTCCTTTAGTCTTGCAGGTATAAACCTACGTTTGAATAATGGTCTTCCTGCCTTTTCATGTCCTGCAGGATACTTTAACTGTTCTCCTGTTTCAATGTCTGTAGCTATGTATGATTTACCTGCAGGTGCAGGATCAATAAACATTTTCTTTACCCAACCATGACCCCTTCCACCGGGGTTAGTAGTTGCCCTCATGGAAAGAGGAAGGGTAGGGTCTGCCGATCTCAAGCGACTGCGCATGTAAGACCAAGCAAAAGGTGTAGCCCACTGTGTAAGTTCGTCAAAGCCAATCCAACTAAATGCTAAACCTTGGTATCTTGTAACGTCTTGATCTTTATCTAAGTAACTTAACCACAGTTTAGCACCTGATGGTGCAGTCCATTGCATCTTACGTTCTGACCATTTAATACCGGGCCAAATCTTTGGATACATTTCCTGTGATTTAGTGATAAGTTCTCTTAGTTCTTCTGTAGTATGTCGTAATAATAAACCTGAAAATGCAGGATTGCCCATGTAGCGTAGTGGATCTGCAAGCATTGCATACGATTTACCACCACCTGCACTGCCACCATATAGTACTTCACGTTCACTTGCGGCAAGAAAATCTGTCTGTGGCCCATCATTAGGTTTAAAGATTACATTGTATTCTTCTTCAATCTTGTCAGTAAACTTTTCTAGTATTACTGCAGGGCTAGGCTGCTCTTTCTTGACCTTCGTTACTCGCTTCTTCTTTTGCACCGACTCTTTTGGCTTCGATTTCTTCCGCTTTGGCGATTGCCTTTTTTGCATAGTCTGCCCATCTGCGTAGGCTTCCAGCTTTGTTTTTTCTTTGTCGCTCATTGTCCAACCGTTTCTTTAATCCTACGTGTGAGATTGACCTACCCGTATTTCTGGTAAGCCAGTTCGCTACTTCTCGATATGAATACTGCTTTATGTATTTCTTTGCTTGCTCAAGCATATCAAGTTCGTAGTCAATTGGCAAGAGTATTCTGCTATCTTCTGGATCTATTTCGTATCCAAATGGAATTGTTCTTGCTACACGTGGGATTGAGACCCATACATTGTCTTCTTTTAGGTCTGTCGGTTGAGGTAATTTCCACTTACCTACTGGTTTAGTCATTACACATACATTCACTTATACCATTTCCACATACACACATTTCTTCTTCTACTGCTTTAGCTGGCATTAACATGACACCACCCTTTGCTTCTACTTGCATCTTCTCTGTCTTAACAAGACCAGTACGATCTAGTAGTTCTTTTGCTGCAGCCATCTTATCACGTATGCCTAACTCAGTAGGATCATACAGTGCACCTACCATAGCCATTGCAGCTTTAGGTACATTACGTGCAAGATAGCTATGTGTTACGTCAAGTATCTCTTCCTTGAGACTATTAGTAATTTCTGTGTTAGTAGTATTAGGTGAGTATCCAGCCATCTTCTTAGCGGTAGTAATGTCACCACCTGCCTCATCCATAAGGACCGCTAAAAACTTTTGTTGCCGTTCCGTTAACTCACGTGCCATATTACTTCCTTTTACATCAACTCAAAATGTGGACCGTCAATAAATGGTCTACGTCCCTGACTACGGCGAAGATCAATATACTTCATCATTGCCTCTTCTGCAGTGCCGGGATATGTACGTATATCTCCTTCAGACCAAGCTGCACCCCACTTAACGGGTGTACCTAGTTCTTCTGCTGCTTCCTTCATTGCGTCACATAAATCATCATATACGTTTAGTTCCCATACACCCTTACCGTCTACGTATGCCATAAGGTCTACTGCCCTACCTACTAGGTGATTAGATTTCATAGTCTGTGATTTACCTGCCGCTACAAGTTTCTTTTGTTCTTCTTCTGTACGCATACCATAGATTACACCAAAGTCTACTTTAGTTAATTTAATTGCACGTTTTACAACTGCAACTAAGTCACTGTCTACACCTTTTAGTTTATCAAGGCTGCGTTGTGATAGTTTAAATGCCATTATAAGTTCCTGTTACTTTTTATATTTCATTGCTTCGTTTACAGCTTTGTCTACAATTTCTGCATCTTTTCTGTTTTTTTCAGCGGCATCTTCTTTTGCTTTCATCTTAGAAATACGGTCAGCACTTTCTATAGCTTTTTCAGCTTTAATATCTCCTCTTGTCTTAGGACGAAGAGATGTTTTAGGTGCGCTAAACAATCCCTTTTTTCTAAAATCTGTATGCGTAGTTTTAATTCCGTAGGCCATTGTTATCCTCTCCTTGAAGCTACAAAAAACTTTAGTTTAAGTTCCAGTTCTTTTATCTTTATTTCTAATTGTCTTACTCTTTCCACACTGTCCATTACGGCAGGGGGTGGTTTAAACTCATCTATCCAGTTATCATTTTCTTCTACTTCTATTTGCATCATAGATATGTCATGCTCTATAAATGCAAGACGTTCCATAATACCAAAGTAAGCCCATACAGATATAGCAGTAGCTGCAATTAAAGCTAACAAATTTTTTAGTGGTATAGTAAATTCAGAACTTTCATTTAGTTTTGCCATTGTCTATTCCTATACACTGCACAGATATACCGTTATGTACAATCATAACTTCTGCTTTTTTTCTTTGTTGCTCACATATATTTTTATTATCGTATGTGCCTAGTTGAAAATAATCAAGCGGCATGCCTGAAGTAAGTTGTAGCCATATTAATACCCACATTACTTTTTACCAAAGAACTTAGATACTGACCTTATTCCTATGCTTGCGCTTACGATACCGCCTAATGAGTACTGATACCATGCTGGCATAACCTCTAGTGCTAAGAACCCACGCTGTACAATCTCATTTCCCCAATCACCACAAAAGGCTAAAATTAATGGGATAGAAAAAAGTAAAGTAATCCACTCATCTTTCCAACTATTTTGTGTAGCCTTGATTGCTTCAATGTCCCAATCAATCTCACCAGTAGCTTGTTTAACTTTTATCTCTGCGTTAGCTTTCTGTACAGCTACTTTACCATCAAGGTAAGTTGTAGCCAAGCCACCTACTGCACCAAAGAGTTGTCCTAGTATCATTTAATTGGACCCTTCTTTACTAGTGTACCTACACCCATAAAGACAGAAACCACGCCAGCAACAGAAACAAAATAGATGGAAGCCATGCTGCCAATGATTGACGATGCGTTGTCCAAGCCAAGCGCACCTGTGCCAATGACACCAAAAGGATAAAGTAACATTCCCCATAAAGCGAACCAAGCCATCTTTCTAGTTTGATCCCTATGTGCGTCCTCATCTTCTATTCTCCTACGCTTGTCTTCTAGTAATAGTAAGTCCCATTCATGCTTCTCAATAGAACCTGTGTTATTTTTGTCTGCCTCTTCAAAGGATGTCATCAGACCCTCCGAAAACGTTTGGCAGTTTCAGCCGCCTTTTTAGGTTGCTTAGAAAATTGCTTACCCGCTTTTGTATCTTTTCTTTTCTTTGCGCTACTGGACGCATAAGTATTAGCATCCATAGCTTTGATAGCGCCAGCAGGTAAATACCTTTCCCCTGTAGCTTTAGAACCTTGAGTCGAAGGTTTACCACTTTTAGTTCTCCAATCTTGTTTAGTCCACTGACTAAGACTTTGTTGGCTTTTACTTTTTGCCATTGTGTTTCTTTTGTACGGCGAAGTTAGCAGTAAGGCTTGCCCCTTTGTGAGGGACAAACTTACCTGCATGTTTCATTAACTTCATTTTACCATCAGTTTGTTTCATCCAATGATAACCTTTAGGTGCCTCTACCTTCACGACTTATACCCTCCACCTTTAGCTTTGTATTGCTTTGCAACCATTTGAGCTTTACGTGCGCTCCACTGTCCGGGGCGTCCACCTTTGCCGCCAGCCTTAACGGATGCCACAAGAGACTTACGCATACTAGGCTTAGTATAGTTACCTGCTGCATTAACGGTAGATTTTGCTTTTGATTTCGCCACGTGTAATTCCTATATCTGTTAAGTATTTGTCTGACATATTCATTAGAAGCCAGTAATCTGCACGGCGTTGCTGATTGTTTTGTAGTTTTTTAATAAATCTTTTAAACATGGTATATCTCCTTTTTGTATTACCAAGGATAGTTATACCATGTTTTTATTTATAGTTCTACATACAAGATTGCAATCCCGTTATGCATTA